GTTCGTTGATTTTATACCGTACGCGGCTGGTTCGCCGTTCATCAATCCGCACCGTTTCCTGGGCTATTCGATATACGACAAAGAGGCGAGCGTCCAGGACATTAAGACCGCTGCGCTGCGCCAGTGGCTGGACAACGCAGGCAACAACAACGTCAACAGGGCGACCGTGGTCGAGGGCCAGGTCAACATGGCGGACGCCAAGGATAACCGCAGCAGCGGGCTAATTCGGCAGAAAGCGCCAGGCATGTATCAGCCGGTGCCAATTAACGATATTGGTCCGTCAATGCTCGGGTTGCTGACCTACATGGACCAGGTGCGCGCCGAGCGCGGCGGTGCGAGCCTGGAGCTGCAATCCGGCGAGCTGCAGCTAGCGTCCAGCATCGGTAGCCAGGGGCTTGACCGCGCGTACAGCACAAAGGAGCAGCTCGCGGGCTTGATGACCAGGACCCTGGCGGAGACGCTGATACGAACCACATACCTGCTGGTGCATCAGACAATCCGCTCGCAGATGACCGCAAAATTCCAGTTTAAGCGCGCTGGTCAGTGGGTCGAGACGGACCCGTCAACCTGGCCGGAGCGTAACCGCGTCAACATCAAAATAGGGCTATCGCCAAACGAACGGCAACGCAAGTCGCAAAACCTGCAGCAAGTCATGCAGACGCAGCAGCAGCTGATGCAGCAGGGCGGCGACGGCATTCTGGTGGACGTGGGCAAAGTTCACAACGCGCTGATTGATTGGGCGCGCTCGGCGGACGTGGACGCACCGCAGCAGTACTGGATTGACCCGGCATCGCCGGAGGCGCAGCAGGCGATGCAGCAGCGCCAGGAGCAGCAGCAACAGCAGCAACAGCAGCAAGCCGCGCAACAGGAGCAGGTCCTGCAGCTCAGCACGCAGCTCGAAGCGGCAAAGATCGCCAGCGATGACTGGCAGACGCTGCTGAAAACGCAGTACGACTATTTCAATGCGGTGCTCGACAGCCAGACGGAGGAAGCGAAGCTGCTCGGCGGTGCCGTGATTAATCAACTGGACGCGATGCAAAATGCCGGACTTAGACAAACTGAAAAATTGGGCGCACAAGCTGACAACGGAGGCGGAAGCGGAAGCGCTGCAGGCGATGCTGCAACGCCGATATTGTGAAGAATGGGCGATGCAATCAGACGCGCGAGTGCGCGAAGTATTGTGGCTAAAACTGCAGCTACTCAATGACTTATTCGCAGAGCTGCGAATACTAGCGGAGGACGACGAGAATGCCGGACAGTAACGGAAAGGCTGCGGAGACGCAGGGCGCGGAGCGACACACCGTCGCTGACCGTGGTATGAGTCGCGGAGACGTGGACGACATTACAAAGCTGATCGCGGGCGAGAGCAACGCGCAGGCAGACGAAATCGTGAGACGCCGAGCAGACGGAGACGCCGAGCTAGGCACCAGGCCGGACCGGCCGGAGGGAGGAAAAGACAATGGCGACAATAGGCCGGATTTTGAGGCGGCAGACGCGGAGGCGGGCATCAAGCGAGTTCCGTCAGAACCACAAGCCGACGCCGACAAACAGGGAGAAGGCAAAGCGCCGCAAATCAAATCTTTCAAAGCGCTAGCAGAGGCGGCAGGCATCGACCTGGCGACACTGTACGACCTGACCATATCGTTCGGAGACGGACAGGGCGTCGATGCTGAGCCGGTTAAACTCGGCACCATCAAAGACGCATTCCAAAAAGGGCTGGACCTGGATACCAGGACAGCCGAGCTGGAGACAGCAACAGCAAAGTTTGAAAACGAGCAGATTGTCAAAAACCAGGCGATAGAAAGCGCGCTGGAGTCACTCAATCTGACACCGCAACAGATCGAGGCGCAGCAGCAACGCGTCGCCGATAATAAGCTGCGAGAGCAGCAACTACTATTCCAGGTAGTGCCGGAGCTAGCGAAAAACGCCGAGCTGAGACAGCAGACGCGTGCAGAGATTGTGGAGCTGGTCAAACCCTACGGAATATCCGCCGTTGAAATAGATAGCCTGGCGGACCATCGGTTCTATAAGTTCGCAATGGACGCGGTTAAGTGGAGACGCCTAATCGCGGAGGCTAGCGCCAACGCAAAGCGAGTTCGTAAAACCGGGAAGTCCATTAAGCCGAGCCGAAAATTCGACGGCAAAGGGAAGTCAGCGAGCAGCGACACAGACAAGCTAGTTGACACAGCAAAAACCACGCGGAATGTCGGCGACCAGGTTGCCGCAATCTCCGCATTACTTGGGGACTAAGCCTTATGGCGAGTCAATTTTGGAGTAGTGCCGACCTCAAAGCGATTGAGTTCGGAGGGTTGATCCGGGAGGACGTGATGCAGCAGATATGGGATATATCTGCAATCCCGTTGCCGGTTCAGGACATGATTTCGGACGATACCGTGAAGAACTCACGGACCGAATGGACAACGGACGAGCTGGCCGCGCCGGACATTACGAACGCGCGGGTCGATGGCTCGGACTCGACAGGCAATGACGCGACCGGAGGTGCGCGCGTTGGCAACGAGTGCCAGATAAGTACCAAAGACGTGCAAGTCACGACCAGGGCGCGCACGTCAGACACCATCGGCCGGGCTGACGAGCTGTCATATCAGGTCATGATGCGGCAGCGCGAGCTGCGGCGCGACGTGGATGCAATCTACCTGGAGAATCAAGGTAGCCAGGTCGATGACGGCGATACGGTGCCAGGGTTAACTGGTGGACTGCCTGCCTGGCTGGAGACTAACGTCGCAGTCGGAGCGGGCGGCGTGGTCGGCGGATTCGACGGAACGACGGGACTGGTGGACGCATACACGCCAGGGGCCGCGCGCAATCTCACGGAGGATGACGTGCGCGACATTAGCGAGGGCATTTTTAACGAAGGCGGCGAAGCAACCAAAATGCTTTCAACGCCTGCAGCGATTCGCAAATTCTCGGAGTATATGTTCACCAGCTCCGCGCGCATTGCGACCTTGCAATCCGACCAGCCAGGGCAGCGTGCAAAACAGACCGGCAAAGGCAGCGTCAACGTCTTTGTTTCGGACTTCTCTGTTCTGGAGTTCGTACCGGACAGGCTGCAGCAAACATACACGGACGCGGTTGCAACGCAGGTCGTGTTCGTGTTCATCCTGGACCCGATGTTGCTGCGACTTGGCAAGCTCAACGGTTACGCGGTTGATCCGCTGGCTAAAACGGGACTCGCCGATAAGCGCCTGATGCGCGTCGATTGGTGTGTCAAAGTGCTCAACGAAAAGGGCAACGGCATGGTTGCCGATGTTGACCCGACGCTGGCCGCGACGACCAGCTAACAAAAAGGCGCGAGTGATGCCAGACACGCAGAAAAACATTGAAGTGACGTTAGTCAAGGCTGGCGGTGGGCTGGTATTTACAAGCGCTGGCGCGCTCCATGGCGGGCAGACCCTAAAGCTGCCCGCTACGGAGGCGTTACGGCTAATTGGAAAAGGCAATGCGATCAAAACTATTAAGCGACGCAAAGCGCGCGGCGCTGATAAAAATGCTGAAACCGGCGACGCCGGAGGAGACGGCGATACTGGAGGAGAACCAGATACGCCGATTGCACATGACACACCGGAAGCGCGCTAGCATGGGGCTGGAGTTAAATATCCCGGTGCGGCATCACATCGCAATCCGTTCAATGATTCCAGAGCTGACGGACGGATTCACGGACAAAGAGACGCGCCGCAAGTATTGGCTAGCGTTCATGGGCGACGAACTCGCGCGTCCATACAAGGTGCAATGATGTCATTCCTGCGACACAGACAACGGGTCATGACTTCGCTATTTCCGCACGCCGGAAATAAGCAATTCATTATCCCAAAACGGTTTGGCTTAATCCCGAACGCGAGCGCGCACAAAGTCACATCTATTCTGGTTGCGTTCGATGGCGTGGACGTGGACGGGACCGCAGTCACGACCGGCTTTAGCGTGCTGCAGGACAGCACGCCGGTCGCTGTTGTCTCAGCGGTTGAACCAGGGCCAAACGAGATTCTGGTATCGCATGACGCGGTAGCGCTCGGCGTCAAAACAACGCTTCACTATGACGGGTCCGGCGACTGGCGCGGCGACAACGGGTACATCGTCGGACCGTTCACGCTAACCGGGGTGACAGTATGACCAAAGACGAACTGCTGCAGCTCGCCAAAGACTACTCGCACCGCAATGATTTCGATTCGCTGTTTGATGCGTTTCTGGCGTTCACGGAGTCGCGCATCGCCGAGAAGGTGCGCAGCTCGGAAATGGTCGTGTTTACCACTATCGACACGGGCGCTGTTTCGCCGGTCCAGGGCAACGCCTACGCGCTGCCGGATGACTACCTGGAAATGAAAGACGTTAGCGTTAACATCAGTGGCGGACGCGTCGCCACGTTGCGCGCAGTCGGACGCGACGAAATCAACGCGGCATCATCGACAACGGCGGGCGGTGTGCCGTCCGTTTACAACGTACAGGACCTGACCATCGAGGTGCGACCAGGACCGTCTGAGCGCATCATCAATTTGACCTATTACGGACGCCTGGCCGAGCTGGTCAACGGCACGGACACGAACGACCTGCTCGGACGCTACACCGCGCTTTATCTATACGGCATCCTCACCGAAATCTGGAACTGGTCGCAAAACGAGGACCAGCGCGACCTGACGCGCGCCAGGTTCGAGGGCGAAATCGAAGCGATTAACAATCTAACCTGGAACCAGGAGTTCGGCACCGCGCCGACCGGATTCTCTGGCAATAATTATTCGGCGGTTGGGAGTCGTCTCTGATGGGATTAGAAACCGGCAGTTTCATACCGGACTTAGTGGACATTAACCCGAGCGGGACTGACCCGAAATCGGCAGGCGACGACCATTTGCGTTTAATCAAAACGTGCGTGCAAGGCTCGTTCCCTGCGTTCGTCGGCACGCAGGCTGTACCGGCGTCCGTCAATCTGACAGAGGACCAGTTAAATGACGCAGCGATAAAGTCGGACCCTGCGGTCATTGATGCGCTCTGGCTGCATAACGAGGACTTGCGGCTCGGCAATACGTTCGAGCTGCAGGCGCTGGATAGTGGCTTTTTTGTGCGCAGGCTTTGCGGGTTAACCGCAGCCGACCTGATGCAGTTCGGCGACGGACTGGTCGATGCAGAGCAGCGCGCGCTGGCGCAATGGGATATGTTTATCGGCGGGCAGCGCACCGCCAGGTGGGTGAACCAGGACTCAGGCTCGCTGCTGATACGCGACCGCGAGGACACGCAGCTAAAGGCCGGGTTTCGCAATCCCAAAACGGTAGTGCAAAACGCCGACATAATCGTTTCGCAGGATGACGAGGGAAAAGTGTTTCGTTGCACTGGCGTAAACCTGCAGTTCGAGATGCGCGAGCTGGAGATAGGCACGACAATGCGCATTCTTTGCACCGCAGGCAGCACGCAATTACTAATCGGTACGCTTAACCTGATGCGCTTTATGGACGGCGCAAACGGCATGACCGAAGTCGTCGCGGGCATACAAATGGAAATCGGCAGCGTGGCAGAGCTTTACTTCGGCGACGTTATTACGACCGTGTATGTGTTCGGCACTGGACTGGTCGAAATCTAATGTTCATGCCGTCCGGTGTGGCAGCAGCAGCAGGCGCGTCGGCGGG